CGCTCCTGGCATTGCCATGACCGACTTCACTTCACACAGGACCCTCGGGTGGGCCCCTTTTCGGAGTAATCCAAGAGGACTTCCTAAGGTTTGTTACCGAGGGGTAACGGCCCTTAACTCACTCGTTCTGGGTTAGTGATAACTTAGAACTTCGGAGGATCTATTCCAGTGACTTCCTATCCCATTGATGAAGAGACTGGGGGTGGCCTGATTTATCCGTTTACGCATACGTACACCGATTCTTCTGGTGTTACGCACAACGATTCGGATCATCACACTGAAGGCGATTATATTCGATATTATCGCCATCGTGGGGGGAGAAATTCTCCCGGCTACCCTCATGTCAAAGACATCAATAGTTTCGTCCACTCGTGGCTCAAGGCGCATATTGCTCCGATTTCGATCAACTTTCAGAACTCAGATCCCCATCTGGGTTCCTATAGCGGTCTTAATCGGCATAATGCGGTGTTACCTACCTCTGGCTGGGAGGGAATAGCTTTCACTAGCCGCGACGTTTTTGTTGAACAGAACCGTCGTAAGATAGTGAATCGTCTACTCTCAAACCTCAGTCAGAATAAGGTTAACATAGCCCAATTCATCGCGGAGCGGGAGCAAACAGCTAATCTGGTTGCTTCCACTGCCAAGAGAATTGCTGGAGCGTTCCTTGCTTTACGCAAGGGAAACTTCAAGGGCGCTGCTCATCAGCTTACAGGAGTTGATAGACCTGTAGGCAGACGCGGCAGGGGAATCGGCGGGATTCCTGAACAATGGCTTGCCCTCCAATATGGATGGAAGCCCTTGCTTCAGGACGTATATGGAAGTTGTGAAGAACTTGCGGCTATTGCGGCGGGTGTTCAACCCGACGCAATCGAAGTTCGCGCTGGCGCCAGTACTGAGATGGGGAATCTCAGTTATGTCGGCGGCGGGGACGGCGGTTGGCACCCTCCAGTTAAATGGAGTAGTTCCGACGGTCGCGTCCAAGGTCACGGATCCATAGTAGCTACGTTCACCACTCAATTTGTGAATGGTGCATCCCGCACGGGTTTGATCAATCCTTTAACATTGGCTTGGGAGTTAATCCCCTATTCCTTTGTTGTGGATTGGTTTCTCCCCGTTGGCGACTTTCTGGAACGGTGTAATGCGTCTGATGGTTTAACCTTCAGCCGTGGATACATCGCCCAGAAATGGTCAATGAACTGGAATGCGGCTTTGTTTGGCAGTCCCAATACCAGCGGAGGCTGGACTGGTACTGTCAGTGGTGCAAACCACACGGCGTCGTTCTTCGATTATGCGCGCGAAGCGCTTAGTTGGTTCCCGGCGCCGGACTGGCCGTCCTTCAAAGATCCTTTCTCTCCAACCCATGTTGCTAATGCGCTTTCGCTCTTAGCAACGGCTTTCGAACATGGTCCTACTCGTAGGATCCGCTGATTGAAAGTATGGTCGGGTAGCCTGATTTCTCAGACTATCTGTTCATTAACTAATCACTTAGGTTGTCCTAAATGACCACTCTCACTCTCACGGATGCCACGAGTCCGTCACCCGTCAATCGTTCGTTTGCCCTCGTGTCGACTACTCCTGATGTCTCTCGATATCAGGACATCGCCACGAATGGTAACTTGCTGATTGGCGCGGGAATCGCCACTTTGGGTCTCAGAGAGACCCCGAATGGCGCGGTTCGTATCAGCGGAAAGCTGTCGCTCCCGACCCTTGAACAGGTCGATGGCGACGACTCAGGCGGATACACCCCACCACCGAAGAAAGCCTTCGATAGTATCGGGACTTTCGAGATGGTGATTCCAAACAGGGCGTCATTGCAAAATCGAAAGGATCTGAAAGCTATGCTTATCGATCTTCTCGGTGATGCGCTAGTGACTTCTGCTGTGGAATCTTTCGTCCACCCAGTTTAGCTTTCGCTAGCTGGGGTTGATCATCCTTAGATAATCAACGCGCGAGGATTCCCTCGCAAAAGGTATCAAATGTTTTCCTTAGATAACAAATGCCCCTCTTGTGGGAGAATCGGCGTAGAGTCTTTAATGCTGGCTAAAAACCAGTGCAGAGAGGTCACTCTTGTCGCGTTCTGCGACTTTTGTTTCTTCCGAGCACCGGTTATACGGCTTTGCGCTAGAGTCTCTTATGCCTTATATTCGTCCACCGTGTTCGACGGTGGCGAATCGCTCCTTGCTGAACCTTGTGGTTTGATCTTGAATTTTGCATCTCTT